TTGACGCAGGCGACGAGCTATTTAACCTGCAAGCAAAGACTGGCATTGCAGCCAATGCGTTGATCGGCATTGGCAATGCTGCCAAGCTGGCAGACGTGGACATAGCCACGGTGGGCAAGGGACTGACTAAGCTCAACGTCAACCTTGTCAAGGCAGCCGAAGGCAACGACGGGCTGGCGCAAAAGTTTAAAGCGTTGGGCGTCAACGTCAAAGATGCCAACGGCCAGGTGGTGCCGGCCGACAAGGCGTTGAAACAGATTGCCGATCGCTTTGCCGATATGCCTGATGGTGCGCAGAAAGCGGCTGCGGCGGTTGCGCTGTTCGGCAAATCTGGCGCCAATCTGATTCCGCTGCTGAATGAAGGCGCGGCCAGCATGGAAAAGTTTACCTACAAAGTGGGCGAGGACTTTGCGGCGCGTTCCGATCTGTTCAACGACACAATCACCGAGTTTGGCATTAAAACGCAGGGCTTCGGACTGGAGCTAACTGACGCGCTGCTGCCGGCGTTGCAATCCATCCTTGAAGTATTTGGCGATCTGTTCAGCACCGAGCAGGACTGGACGGCGCTGTTTGATCTGATCAAGTTTGGGCTGCGCAGCGTGGCCAGCTTCATCTATGTGACGATTAAGCTGGTTGACCAATGGATCAAAAGCATTGCTGCTGCATTTGAGGCAATCGGCAAAGCGTTTCAGGGCGACTTTGCGGGTGCGGCTGAAATTTTTAAAAACAGAATGGGCAGCTTTTTGGAACAGGCGCAGCGTGACTTTGCGCAACTCCAGAAGATCTGGACCGATTCTCCTTCCCCCGGCACCGGCCGCCGCACCCGTGGCCGCAACATGGCGCTGGACACCAGCGAGGCAGACAAGGAAGCCGAAGCCGCTGCGCGGCGTGCAGCAGCGGCAGCCAAACGCCTTGCAGATGAGCAAGAGCGTTTATTAGAGCGGCGCCAAACACTGCAACAAAAGGCAATTGATTTTCAAGCTGAGCTTTACAGAAACGCCGAAGATGCCGTTAACGCCGCAAACGCGACTGGGGAGTCTCCGGTCGAAAGATTGTTTTCTGCACGAAAAGGCGCGCTAGTTGAGACTCAAAGGGAACTCAAAGACGTTACAGACGAAATTGTCAGACTTGGCAATGAGGTAACGGCAGTTGGTGGAAAGTTTGACTACAAACAATTTGCAGACTTGGCCACCCAATTGGGGCAAGCGCAGGAAGCATTGGCAGATGCGGAGCTGCAGCAAGGCTTGAGAGACTTGCTGCCCAGTCTTGATGAGTACACCACAAAAATTGCAGACGTCACCCGCGGCAAGCGTGATCTAACCGAGCTGGAAAAGCTGAACGCCGAAATCATGCGACAAGGGTTAGATGTCATCGCCCAATCAATGCCTGCTTACGCTCAATACATCGAACAGCTTAGGCAGCAAGCTACAGAACTTGACAACGTAATTGAAAAGCAAAACAGTTTTAGCGCAATATTCAAAGACTCGTTTAAGCAGACTTACGATTCCGCCACAAACCTTGGCGCCAACTTGGCTGGTGCTGCTACCAGCGGCATCGAAGGGCTGACGGATGCAATCGTCAACTTTGCAGCTACTGGTAAGGCGTCATTTAAGGAATTTGCCGCATCGGTTCTTCAGGATCTCAGCAGGTTGATCCTGAAGTTTGCGCTCTTCAAAATTATCTCCGGCGTATTTGGCGGCTTTGGTGGCGGCGCAGATGCTGGACTGGGTTCGGTTGCCAGCAACCTGAATCAATACGCGCCACTTACCGATTTTGCAATGGGCGGCATCATGACCGGCGACGGCCCGATGCCGTTAAAAACTTACGCGCGCGGCGGCATTGCCAACAGTCCTCAATTGGCAATGTTTGGCGAAGGCTCGACGCCTGAGGCCTATGTGCCCCTCCCCGATGGCCGGCGGATTCCGGTTGCAATGCAGGGCGGCGGCGGCGGTAATACCACCGTCAACGTGAGCGTGGATGCCAAGGGCAGCCAGGTGCAGGGGAACGCTGGTCAAGGTGAAAAACTTGGCCGTGCCATTTCGCAGGCAGTGCAGGCAGAATTGATTAAACAACGGCGACCCGGCGGATTGCTGGCGGCTTAACCCATGGCAACTTTTACCTACACTCCAAGCTTTGAAGCAACCGAGGCAAGCAAGCCACGGGTCCGGCGTTTCCAGGCAGGTGACGGCTACGAGCAACGAGTTACTTTTGGGCTTAACCCTGACCCAAAAGAGTGGACGTTGAGCTTTGCCAACCGGACAGATGCCGAACGGGAAAACATAGTTTCATTTCTAGAGGCGCGTGGTGGCGTGGAATCTTTTGATTGGACTCCACCCCGCGGCAGCGCCGGAAAATACATTTGCGAAGAATGGCAGGTCACGTTAAGCAACTGCAATAACAACCAAGTACAAGCCACATTCCGCGAAGTATTTGAACCCTGATGACCGCACCCGCACTGTGGCAAGCTAGTTACGCCTACAACGTCGGTGATGTTGTACAGGCCACGATCCCACCAGCGACGGGCTTCTTTTTCCGTTGCACGGTTGCCGGTACAACTAGCGCGACGGAACCGTTCTGGCCGACGGTTATCGGTAATACCACTGTCGATGGCACTGTTACATGGATGGCGGTCACCATCCTGTCAGGTGACTTCCAGACATCTAACCCCAGCGCAATCATCGAGCTATTTGAGCTGGAGCTGGTCACTGCCATCCACGGCAGTAACGAGATTTATCGTTTCCACTCGGGTACCAGCTTGGTCAATAACGGTGATGTAATCTGGCGTGGCAATAGTTACCTGAAGTTTCCGATTGAAGCGGACGGGTTTGAGTACAGCGGCCAAGGAACATTGCCGCGGCCAAAGATTCGCGTTAGCAACATTTTTGGCACGGTTACGGCCATCATCCTTAGCTTGCCGGTTGGCTTAGAAGGCGCCAAGGTAACGCGCATCCGCACGCTGGCCAAGTATCTCGATGCTGCTAACTACCCAGCTAGCGGCGACATCTTGCTACTTGAAGACGGCGATGCACTGCTGCTTGAAGATGGCGGTAGTTTCCTGCTGGAGCCAATCAATCCCAACGAAGATGGCAGCGCTGAATTTCCACGCGAAATTTTCTTTATCGACCGCAAGAGTGCCGAAAACCGCAACCTCGTTGAATTTGAGCTGGCAGCCAGCTTTGACCTTGCTGGTGTGCGGGCACCCAAGCGGCAGTGCATCGCCAACCTGTGCCCATGGACCTACCGCTCCGCTGAGTGCGGCTACACCGGGACCAATTATTTCGATGCTGCAGACCAGCCAGTGCTGAGCGCATCTGGTGACGTATGCGGCAAGCGGCTCAATAGCTGCCACCTGCGGTTCGGGCAGAATGCTGAACTACCGTTTGGTGGCTTCCCTGGCGTTGGTACAGTCAGCGGATGACAATGACCTGGCGCGACGCAGCATTGGATCACGCCAAAGCGGAACAACCCCGCGAGGCCTGTGGGTTGCTGGTGGTCATCAAAGGCCGCGAGCATTACATTCCATGCCGCAACCAAGCGGCGGCACCAGACCAGATGTTTGTGCTGTCAACTGAGGATTACGCCGCAGCCGAGGATCAAGGAGAGGTGTTGGCTATTGTTCACAGCCACCCAAGCACACCACCGCATCCATCACCAGCAGACCGCGCCGCATGTGAAGCCAGCGGCTTGCCTTGGTACATTGTCAACCCCAACCTAGAACTCTGGGGCGAATGCAAGCCATGCGGTTATAAGGCGCCATTGATTGGCCGCGAATGGGTGTGGGCGGTGCATGATTGCTGGACACTGGCGCGTGACTGGTACGCCGAGCAGGGCATCAAGCTACGCGACTGGGACCGTTGCACCAACCCAGAAGACTTTCAAGCCAAACCGTACTTTGATGATCGCTGGAAGGCGACAGGCTTCCGCGAGTTGCTGCCTGATGAAGAACTAGAAAAAGGCGACCTGCTGTTTATGAGCATCAGCAGCCCCGGCCTGAACCATTGCGCCATCTACCTGGGTGATCAGATGATGCTTCACCATCTGCAGGGACGGTTGTCATCTAGGGATATCCTTGGAGGTTGGGCCCTAAAATGCGTAGGAAGGAGGTTGCGTCATGCTGCGTA